AACTAGCAAAAGAGGACAGCGCCTACAATCATAATAAAATAGCGCAGTTAGATAATAAAATAGAAGAGTTAGAAAAATATTATGATTCTATGGCTGATGACGTGTTAGAATTTAATTTTAGAGTTACTGATACTATTGATAGAACAGATAAACTACAAGATAAGATAGAGAGTACAACAGATACATATGGTGATTTAATAGATAATAACGCTAGATTATTACAAGACGCAACAAGAAAAATATTTGTTAATATTGATACTATTAATGAGCGCATTGATAGCATAGAACAAAATATACCTGATATAAACCAACCAACAGACCAAACAAAAGCATTAAAAGAAGATTATGATATATTGGAAGGGAAATATCATCAATTACGCAGTGAATTAGATTGTGTGTATAAAGTGCTAGAGATGGACGCGCTAGATATACAAGATTTATATGAACAATTAGAAAATCATCCAAAGAAAGGAGAAAATAATGCAAGTAAATAAACCCATTGAAATAGATAAAGATTGTCAATTTATGCACGACTTAACAAACAATGCACAAATGGCACGTTATAATTTAATTATTGTTACAGGTCAATTAAAATTATATAGTAAAGGTATCAAACCTAGTCGCCATTTTAGACTAAAAGATATTAAAAACTATTTTGGTATTACAGGCAATCTAGAAAGTATAACTAATAAAATAGATGTTATAAATGGTGTAGTTGAAGAAGTTGTTAAAGGTGTAAAAGAAAATCCACAGCCTATAATATATAATAAAGAAGTTGAAGAAGGTGTTAAAGATAATATTAACTTAAGTAATAAAGGGGGTTCAAATGATGAGTAGAAAGCATTATATCAAAGTAGCAAAGATAATAAAAGATAGTACACTACTATATAAATATCGTGATTCTAATGATGGCCGTAAAATGTTACCGACTATTAATAAAACGTTATTGGTTAGTGAATTGTGTACAATGTTCAAAGCAGATAATAATAACTTTGATGTTGTGCGCTTTATTAATGCGTGTGGTGATGATGAATAAATAGTTGTAAGTGGTCAACAGTTGTAAACATTAAGCCCTCTATTATTAGAGGGTTTTTTGTTTGCATTACTTTATTCTACAAATGAATGTAAAATTGAATATATATTATAATGATAACCAAATTTCAACTAAATTCCTAACCCCACGAGGGAACTTGACGGGTGGCCGCCTGTAAAAACAATACCCACACACATTCTAAGGCTATTTTTCAAAATTACCCCTTAACTTTTACCTTTTCTTTTTATTATTAATTTTTCTTTTCTTGATAATGTACACTATAATGTACTATAATAGTGTATATAATAGTGTATATAATAGTGTGAGGCTTAATTATTTTTATTTTTATAAAATTTTTTGTATATTTTGCTATGGATTTGAAAACGATAAAAAACATAAATCACTATTTATACGATAATCTGGAGGAATTTAAGGCTTTTGGACATGAAGAGAGTGTTGTTGCTAGTTGGCGAGATGGAAATGAGGGTGATTGGGTGTATACTGATGATGGATTTATATGTCAAATACTTAAAAAGAGTAAAGTAAGTCATCCTGGCTATAAGACGGCACGTACAATGATTAGAACAGTTTGCGGTTCTTTTATATGTGAACAGAAAAGCCATAAGATATTGGGAGAGAATGGGATTGCAGAAAACATTTATACGTTTTCAGGGAATTATGACGCTACTTATTCACGTTCAAAGGATAGGAGTTTAAAGAATAGGGAGTTCTTATTTGCAAGTTATGTTGCTTCTGGTCAAGACGCTGTTGATGCTTATAAAAAAGCTTACCCAATGGCTAAAGATAAGAACTATATTAAGAATAAGTCTAAATTTTTACTACAAAAAGAGGAAATACGCAGTATGGTTAAGGAAGAGATTAAAAGAATATTAGAAAGTGAGGGTGTAACTGCCGAGTGGATTATAGGTAAATACCGAGATATAGCTGATTTGTCTGATAGAGACACAGATAAGCTACGTTCTCTTGAATCTTTGTCTAAAATATCAGGATTATTCGATACAGAGAAGAAACAAGAGCAGTTAACGGTATTTCAGGGATTCACACCAAAACAATTGGAGGCATTACAAAATGGCAAAGAAACAAATATCCTCGCTCACGCAGAAAAAGAGGAAAAAAGCGAAGAATAAAGACAATTGTCCTGTATGTGATGAAAATCTTTATTATGATAACTGCATAACGCAAAGAGTAGGGTTACTTGCAGACGATAATTACACGATTGAAGGCTGGATGTGTCCACATTGCAGCTCTCGATTTGATTTAGACAATAATTTGACGTATATTAACCCCTCGAATATTAGTATAGGAAGAGCATGAATAATAAAAAAATTAAAAGAATTAAGACCTCGGGTGTAATATCCATGAGTATAGCACAAATCCCCTCTATATCCTCACATAGTAGTCTCCCTTATGCATCCGAGGTTGTTTATCTAGGGAAAACTTACAAATAATGATAGATTTTGAGCAAAATGATACCCAGACTATTCTTGATAGCTTGTTATTTGCAGCTAGTAATGATTGGGGGATGGAGTCAGAAGATATACTAGAAAACATGAACAAGATTGCATATCATGAATCTGCTGGAACTATGAACCCGAGAATAAAACAATATGGAGGAGGCCCAGGTAGAGGATTGTTTCAATTTGAAATGGATAGACCTGGTCAATATGATGCGCAAGGAAACGAATATATAAATCAAGGCGCTTCTACTGCAGTACAAAGACTTATAAATCGATTAGGATATATTCCAGAATTTGCTAAAGGATTAGAAGAAAAAAATTATGATGTTAGCGATTTATCTCCTGGACAACAACAAATTTTATTTTTAGCCAATTTATTGCAAAAACCCAATATAAAAGACGAAAAGGGAAATATTATCAGTAAAGCTGGTTTTTATGATACAGATGATAAAGAGGGATATTCAGATGAAGAATTAGCAAATTTTTGGGCAACACATCATCATGCAGGCACAACGCCTGGAACAGTAGAATATAATGCAATGATTAATAAATTTTTAAGAGATTTGCAAGATTATTAAATAAACAGGGGATAGAATGGGGAATAGTTTAGATAATGTGTTTCAAGGAATATATAAATCCATTGTTGAAGCACAAAACACAATAGAACAGCACTATGTAGGGGAAATCAAAGAAGACTACTTCGATAATAAAGGCAATCCTTATACAGTACCTGTTAAATTACCAGCTGGACAAAGTGGAGAAATGAAGACAATTAACATACCATTAATTACTTTAGTACCTCATAACGGTATGGGAATTAAGGAAGTTGAAATTGAAATGCAAGTTGCATTATCTCCAGGGGAATCAGAGGAAATAAACAAAAGTAAGGCAACAAAGAAGAAACCTAGTCGTATTAAAAGTTTCCTTACTGATTTAAGCAATAGAAATAAAGGTCATGAAATGGCCAAGATTAAGGTGAAGTTTAACGGACAAGATGCCCCAGAGGGGTTAGCTCGTATTAAAGACTCACTTGTTAAGATAATACCTAACTAAACGGAGATAAGAAGTAATGGCAACACAAGATACAACAGTTCAAGCCTTTGTTGGTTTACCTATTGAGGAATTAATATGTAACCCTATTATTGGTGCGGCTAAAGGACAAAGGGCATTAGCTCAAGAAACACTAAGCTTTGTAGAGGATTTAGCCTTTACAGGTAAAGAAAATGAAGATGGCTCTAAAGAAGCTAACATTATTAACGTAAATTTGGATAGATTGACTAATTCTTCAACAACTGGAGAAGTAGCACATGTTAATCAAAAAATTCAAATGCCCGTAATATCACTTGTAAATATACCAAATTTTGCAATGGATACTATGGAAATAGATTTTGAGATGGAAGTTAAGCAAAGTTCTGCAAATACTTCTACTGCAGCTAAAAGCAAAACAACAGATAGCGGAGCTGAAGTTAAAGCTAGTGCGTCTTGGGGATGGGGAAGTGCATCAGTAAAAGCACATCATAATGTGTCAGGCACAGTATCTTCATCTAAGACTAATACTAGGTCAACTGACTTTAGTGCTAAGTATCATGTTAATGCTACTGCTAAACAATTACCACCTGCGGAGGGTATGGCCAGGTTTACACAGATATTAGCATCTGTTATTGAACCTATCAATACTTCTTCCAAAGCAGGAGAAGCATCTCTATAAATGGCTAATTTAAATCTAAACGGAGACATTTCACAGAATGAAAAGATTCTTGAGATGGCTTATAAGGATTTAATAGTATTTGGAAAGCTATTTTCTCCACAGGACTTCTTAGCTTCGGCTACTCCAGATTTCCATGTAGGGGTAGGAAAATTGCTTTTAAATAGAGATATTCAACAATTGGCTCTTGTATTGCCTCGTGACCACGCAAAGTCAACCTTAGCTGCATGCGCTGTCTTGCATCGGTTTTTATTTGCGACAAAAGATAGCCCAGAATTTATCGCTTGGGTTGGCGAGGCACAAGACCAGGCCATTGATAATCTTAATTGGATAGCCACTCATATTTACGAGAATCCTGCAATACATTACTATTTCGGTGACCTGCAGGGAGATAAGTGGACAAAAAACGAAATTGTATTAAAGAATAATTGTAGGATGATTGCTAAAGGAGCATCACAGCGACTTCGTGGTAAAAAGCAATTATCTACAAGATATACTGGAATTATACTTGATGACTTTGAATCTGAGTTAAATACTAAAACTCCAGAGTCTAGATTACAAATAAAGAATTGGGTTACTGCTGCAGTATATCCAGCTATTGATTTTGATAAAGGTGGATTCTTATGGTGTAATGGAACAATCGTTCATTATGATTCTTTCTTAAATGGTCTTGTTAAAAACTATCAACAGGCTCAAAAAACAGGAGAGGACTATTCTTGGACAATTGAAACACATAAAGCTATAAAAGATGATGGTACCCCACTATGGCCTTCACGTTGGCCTATGAAAAAAATTGAAGAAAGAAAGCAATTTTATATAGATTCAGGTACACCTGCTAAATTTTATCAGGAATATATGAATCAAGCTAAATCTCCAGAGGACCAAGTGTTTTCTGAGGAAGATATAACAGGAGGATTTTACTCTGGAAATCTTAAATTTGATGAAGGAGCTAATTCATGGTATTTAAAACTTGAAGATGGGAGTATGGAATATGTCAATATTTATATCGGGGTTGACCCTGCTTCAACGCTGGGTTCTAGGAACGACTATAGTGTTATTATGGTCACTGCTGTTACTGCTGAATACGATTATTATATTATTGAATATTGGAGAAAAAGAGTATTACCAATGGAGTGTGCCGACCAGATATTTAAGATTGCAGAACGATATAGCCCGATTAAAAGAATAAACATTGAAACAATATCATATCAAGAAATGTTAAGGGATTATGTACAAAAAAGAAGTAAAAGAGAAGGAAAGTTTCTTCCAGGTATTGAAATGGGGATAAAGGGATATGGACAACAGAAAAAGAAAGATAGGTTATTTGAAGGACTTCAGCCTATGTTTAAAGCAGGAGCTGTTCATTTAAAAAAAGATATGCATGAATTTATAGGAGAATTGCTTGATTTTCCTAAAGGTTCACATGATGATACTATAGATGCTTTTTGGTTATCAACTCAATATGCAAAAGGGAATAAGAAAGCTGGAAAGATAAAAAGAATTAAAAAAGGTGACTCTTGGAAGAAGCCAAAGAAACGTTATAATTGGATGACGGGTTCACGTATTTGATTTTCTAATAAATAATTATTATATTACACACTATGATAGAAGCGGATAAACGAGCAATATACACAAAAGAATTATGGGATAGATGGCATGATGCCAGAAAAGAGTGGGAAGACCATGCACGAGAAGACATTGATTTTTATTTAGGGAATCATTTCAGTGAAAGCGAAGCTTCTGAACTTGAATCCAGAAATCAGTCAAACATTCCATTAGATAGGCTTTATGGAGCTATTGAGCAATTTAAAGCTATTATAACATCAAAGCCTCCGAAGTTCTCAGCAATGCCCAGGGAAGATTCAGATAGTGATTTAGCAAGTGTATGGAAAACAATACTTGAATATATTTGGAATATATCTGATGGAAATGAAGTATTCAAACAAAGTATACACGATTATGCTGTTACTGGATTAGGATATTTTTATGCGTATGTAGATAGAGAAGCTGATTATGGAAGAGGAGAAGTTAAATTTACGTATATAGACCCATTTAGAGTTGTTATAGACCCAAATGCTAGAAGTAGATATTTTGATGATGCTACAGGAATGATGCTATCAACTATATTTACAAAGTTTCAATTATTAGATTTATATCCTCAGCTTCAAGAAGTTAACGAAGAAACAGGTAAAATGTTAATAGATGAGGTAGAAAGCTATTATGAAGATGATACTTATCCATCTCCTCTTAATAAAAGAACTGCAGGTTCATTTACTCCAGATTATATTAAAGATAAAGATACAGGAGAAGGTTCGGAGAGATATCAGTTAATTGAACATTTTTCTAAAACTAAAGTTCCATACTATAGAATTATGGATATGAATAGTGGGGAAGAGAGAATATTAGATTTAGAGAATATGGAGAAGTTTTTAGCTAATCCTGAAATGAAAATCGCTGTTCAAGATGGATTAATTGATATTGTCGAAGTTCAGCAAACAAGAATTAAATTAACATGTACTTTAGGTCAAATTGTTTTATATGAAAGAGTTTTAAATACAGATAAATATCCTATTGTTCCTGTTCCAAATATATGGACAAATACTCCATATCCAATGAGTGATGTTAGAAAAAATAAAGATTTTCAAAGATTTTTAAATAAAACAATGTCATTAATCACTTCACATGCGCAAGCATCATCTGGTTTAAAATTATTGATACCTCAAGGAAGTGTAGATGATATAGAAGAATTAGAAAGAGATTGGGCTAATCCTAATGCAACAATAGAATATGACCCATCAATGGGAGAACCTCATTTTCCTTCTCCACAACCACTGTCTAACTCTGTAATGCAATTACCTCAACTTGTTGAAAGATATATTGATTTAAATATGGGTATTTTTGAAATGTCACAAGGTAATGCAGAAGTTGCTCCAAAAACATCTTCAGCTACAATGATGCTTGAAGATTTTGGTCAAAGGAGAAGTAAATCAAAATTAAGAGATATTGAAGGTTCTTTAAGAAGATTAGGACAAGTTATATATAATTTAGCTAAAGAACATTATACTTATAAAAAAACATTTAGGATTGTACAACCCAATAATGATATGTCAGAATATATGGTTAATTATTACAATGATAAATCCCAAGCTATAGGGGAGATGATGAATGATTTAACTATAGGGCAATATGATATTAATGTTATTGGAAATTCAACAATGCCATCAAATAGATGGGGAGAATGGTCGATATATATGGAAGCATATCAAGCAGGACTTATTGATAGAACAGAAGCTTTAATGAAAACAGATATATTTGACAAAGAAGGGGTTCTTCAAAGAATGGACATTGTACAACAATTACAAGGGCAATTACAACAAGCTCAAGAAGCAGTCAAGAATTTACAAGGTGATTTACAAACAGCTCATAGAGAGTCAATCTCAGCACGTAAACGTACAGAAGTTGAGAAATTCAAAAGTGAGCTCAAATCACAGGAATCTCAAACCAAATCAGCAAATTCGCTTGCTGTTGGTAAATTAGAAAACGCAGTTAAACTCGAAGCTGAGAAGTTACGTTTAAGTAGCCAAGCTCAAGAAAAGTTAGAGAGATTGCAAGCAAAAGGAGATAAGTAATGGACAACGCATTAGAAAATGGAAATCTTGATAATCAAGGTCAAGTCAATGATAATGTAGGGCAAGATGAAAATCAAACACAAGGTGAGGAATCAGTAAATGATTGGGAATCTCAAGCTAAGTATTTTCAATCAGAGAAAGATAAACTTCATAGTGAAAATCAAAAGTTAAAGCAATACGAACAGATTGGTAAAATGTTGGAATCACGACCTGATATTGTTAACACAATTTCTGGAATGGTTCAAGGTGGTCAACCAGCACAACCTGAACGTGTAGTTTTAGATAAAGATGAGTTTGACCCATGGGAAGCCTATAATGACCCAGCATCTAAATCGTATAAGTTTCGACAACAAGAGTTGCAGGACTCTATAAATACCGCTGTTCAAGGCCAAATGGCAAGTGTTCAAAAAGAAGTTGGTATGAATAAACTTCAAAATGAACTTGCTGCAAAAGGATTGACACCTGAAGAAATTAATTCATTTGTTGATTTTGCAAGCAAAAATCCAGCTGAATATGGTGTTGATGGCGCAATCAATATGTGGAGAGCTGTAACTGGTGAACAACCAGCACAACAAGGTAATACAAATAATCCACTTGATGCTGTTCGTCAAAATCAAGCGATTCCTCAACAGGGTGGTGTTTTAACTGGTGAGCAACCGCCTAGAGCTGATGAAAAGGATGATATGTGGAAAGCTATTACAAAAGCTGGTAGTCGAGCTAACATATTGTAAATAATATAAATGTAAACTAAGGAGAAATAAATGGCTACTTATAATAGTGGACAAGTAAAATTCGGAACTCCTGGTGCAGTTATTGATAGTACTATACCATCAAGAAGACTGTATGATTTTAGCGATAGGGTCGCAGACTTAGCTCCAGAAGAATCTCCGTTTTTTGTATATTTGTCAAAAGTAGGTAAAGTTCCAACATCGGATTCTCAATTCCGATTCTTGGAAGATAGAACAAAAATTTCTATTACTGATAGAAGTTTTTTACTTAAAGGTGGAGTAACATTAGTTGCTGAAGGTAGTGATGATACTATGATTTTTGATACTGCTGGTGGTGATGGTGTTGATTGGTTAATACCTGGAATGGTTGTTGCTATTGGCGATGTTGATGGTAATTCTGTTCCAACAACAGCGAACGTAAGAATAAATAGTGTAGATAATTCATCGAGTGCAACTCAAACTTCAGTCACTTGTACTGTAATATCTCATGTAGCAACAACAAGTACTCTTGCATTAGCAGATGATTCAAAATGTACTGTAATTGGAACATCATTTGAACAAGGCTCAGGTGCTCCAGATGTATGGTCTCAACAACTAGATAACGATTATGGGTATACTCAAATCTTTAAAACAGCTTGTGAAATGACTAATACTGCAAGAGCTACAGTATATCGTGGTTATGCTGATGAATGGGCAAGATTATGGAATCTTAAATTAAGAGAACATAAAGTTGATATTGAAAGAGCAATGCTTTTTGGACAAAGAGGTAGTGCTGGTGGTATTCAGTATACAGACGGAATTGTTGGAAGTACAATTGCTGAAGGATATGGTAATATCGTAAATGATGGTGCTGCATTGTCATATAATGAAGGTGTTCCTTATTATAAATCAAATACAGCGGCTGAATGGACATATGATGATATGTTGTCTGATTTTGAAGTTATCTTTGACCCTGCAAGGGGTGGAAGTTCTTCTAAATTAGCTTTAGCTTCATTACCTGTAATCTCTCATTTTAATAAAGTTGGAGATGGTGGTTTTGTAGACGGTTCTTTGCTTAATTCAAGTGGAGCAGCATACAATCATAATGCAAGTCAAGGTGCATTTGGTCATCTTATTACAAAAATTAATACTATTCATGGAGATGTATCTCTTGTAAAAGAGCCTTTATTTAGAGGTTTTTCAGCAGGGTTTATGCAAATGGTTGATTTAGACCACGTTTCATATAGACCTCTTGTTGGGAATGGTGTTAATCGTGATACTTCAATAACAACAAATGTGCAGCAAGCAGATGAGGATTTACGTAAAGATATGATTCTTACAGAAGCAGGTCTTGAAGTTAGTCTTCCTGAAACTCATGCACTTATTAATTTGGAGGGTGTGTAAAATGAGAAGTGACGTATTAAATCAAAATAGCGGAAGCTATGGCATGCTTCCTAATGTATATAAAGTATCAGCTCAAACAGCTGACTTCACAGCAGCAGCAGGTTATGTATATGTTGTTACGAAGTTAGATGGTTGTGACGTTACTTTACCAGCTCCAAATATTGGAGATAAAATCAAGATAGTATTTGATGGCGCTACGAGTAATAGCCATACAGTTACTACTGATGCATCAACAACATTGATAGCAGGATGGGCAGCTATGTCAGATACAGCAGACCAAACTGCAGCAGCTATGGAGAATTTTGTAGCTGATGAAGTTGATGATAGAATAATTACTTTAAATAGAACTACTACAGGTCTATCAGGTATTATTGAATTAACTGGTGCTGGTCCAAATAAATGGTATGCAGAGTGTATTATTCATTCAAATGGTGATGCAGCTACTCCATTTAGCTAAACCGAACAAATAAGGTTTAATAGTTTTGTAGAACTATGGGAGTTATCGTATAAAGGGTAACTCCCGAATCTACTAAAGATAATAATAATTTAAACAACCCATTCACGCACAGCCAGTGCTTAGGGTAGGAGGAAAAATGGCATTTAAAAAAGGTTTACATAATTTTACAGTAGTAGAATCTCAAAATTTAGCATTAGGGCAAAATGGTGCAGTTATAATTGATGGTACAGATGAAGTAACAGGCCCTTTTATTGCGGTTTCTGGATTAGAAGCTTCAGTAGTAGATACATCTGAATGTACTACAAATTTATCAGGAACAGTTCCAGCAACTTTCAAAATACCAGAAGGACTGACTATTTATGGTCAATTTGATTCAATAGAACTTGATAGTGGTTCTGTTATAGCATATTACAAATAATGCTAATTTGGAATTTGTTAATATTAACGTTAAATTTACGAGGAGAATAATATGCCAAAAGGTAAAGGTACATATGGAAAGCAAGTAGGCAGACCGCCTAAAAAGATGAAGATATATAATGCTAAAAATAGAATGAAGAAGACTTACTAATGAGAATTTATTATTGCGAATGTGGAAAAAAGACTGAAGTTGCTAGAGGTGAAATCAAGCAATGTGAATGTGGAAAAGTATTTGGTTCAGGTTCTAAAATATCTGACCATATAAATATGAGAACTACATGGAGCGGACAAACAAAAGTGGAATTTAGTCAAACAACAATGGACCAAGATATTGCAGATAGGAACGCTAGATAATGGCAAATTTTGATGCACAAATACAAGCATTAGCAGGAACGGCAACGCAGACTGAAATGGACCAATGGATGGCTGATGGAGCAAGAGAAATTATAAATATACTTCCTCCTCATTTAAAAGAGTATTGTTATTCAAAACAAACATTTACTTCGGCTGCTGCTAATTCTGAAGCAGAAACAATGATTACAGGACAACTTGGAAGTGTTTATGCAGGAAGTGTTGAATGTAGACGTATAAAACCTATGGATAAACATAAAGCTTCTAGTTCATCAAGTATAGAATATGCTTCTGCAACAGACCCTGTATATTATGTAGAAGGTAATAAAATAAATATACTTCCAGCATCATCATCTGGAGTATATTATGTTATTGCTAATCCAAGCATTGATGCTTCTGCCGTATCTGCAATAGATAACTTTCCAAATGAAGCTGAATATTTAGTTGTATTATATGCAGCAATTAAAGTACTGCAGAATAAAATGAATGAGATGGGCGGAATATCAGATTTAAGTATTAGCGCAAGCGCTCCTACTATTCCTAATGACCCGTCTATAAGTTCTCCTGGTGTTGCTACTATTGCAAAGCCTGATATTTCGGGAAATGCTCCTACTTATACTAAGCCTACATTAGATAGCTCTACAAATATGTTGACTGAAATGGAAGCTGGTACTTTAGGTAGTGCAGAATTAGATTTTGAACAATGGTTTAATATTGCTGGTCAATACATAGAAGATGAGGAAGATACTGAATTAGCTCAAGCTCAATTGCAAAAAATACAAACTTATTTACAAGCTTTTTCTCAAGATATACAAAATGAACTAAATGAATTTAATAAAGAAAATGAAATATATAAAGCTAATATACAAGCTGAAATTTTAAAACATCAAACAGATGCAGCTGAAGCTCAAAAAGAAGGAGACTTAACATTACAAGCAGCAATACAAGACTATTCTCTTGAATTACAAAAATATCAACAAGAGTTAGCTTTGTATCAGCAAAACGTAAATAAAGAAGTCACGCAGTATACAACTAATCTAGAACAGTATGGAATAGAGTATCAATGGCTTCAATCACAACAATTAAAATTACAACAAGATTATGATAAAGGTATACAAATGTTAGTAGCTCAAGGAATACCTCAACCATCACAGAAAGAAGCTAGGTAATGACAGCTAAAAATATTATAGAGCAAATTGAAAAAATGTTTGGAAGACAATCTGAACAATATATGTTTCAGTTAATTAATGATGCATTAGATGATATTGCATCGAATAAAAGAAACTACACAGTATCTGCAATTACAGATTTAGAGCAAAAGAAAAGATGGTATTTATTAGATGATAATGTTATTGATATAACAAGAGTTGAAATACTTGATACAAATGATAGATATGTAATGATTCCTAAACTTGCAGACCCTCATAAAATATTAAGAGCAGATACTGATGAAGACGATGATTCGTTAAAATAGGAGAATTATGGCAACAAGTAAAAGAACATATCCAAATACATATTTCGCATGGTACAATGACGATGACAGAGTTGCAATATTAGCACAAGATACAACAGTATCATCAGGAGAATCAACAAAAGAACAATATGATACTTATCAGGATGCTGATGTAACAGGCGGTCTTCGTATAACATATCATTCAAAATACGAAACAATTGATGCTCAAGACGAAGATTTAAAATCAATTGCTGGATTAGATTCTGGATTGCATCCTGCTGTAGTATGTTATATTAAGGCAAGAATGTATGAAGATATGGGTGATTTACAACAAGCTCAATATTTTAGAGCGATGTATGATAAAAAAATTAAACAATATCCGCTTAGAAAAAGTGGTATAAGACAATTAGCAGTTCCAAGATTATAGGAGATTAAATGAGTTCAACATCAACATCATGGTCAGTGCAAGGAAATTCAAAAGCTGGAGGAACAGTTACTACGACTGATGCATTTACAACAGGAACTTTAACTGCAGATACGTTAACTCTTAATAGTAATAAAATAACTTTTGGCAACTCTGAAATAATTGATAATTTAACAGATGAAGTTATTGCCTTTCGTGCTAGTGGTACAGATGACAAGATGATTTTAGGGGTTGTCAGCGGAGGAGCTGGAGAAGATTGTGGACTTTTATTATATGAAGGCACAACTATAAGATGGAGTATGCAACATGATGCAAGTGACGATACTGATTTTGCATTAGTATGGGATTATGGTAATGTAACAGCTGGTGGTGCTACAAAAATGAAATTAGCTAGTGATGGTGATTTAACTATAGCAGGTGATTTAACTATTACTGGAGGAAACATAACAAATGCTTTAACTTGTGATAGCACCCTTATTAGTTCAGGCTTATTAACAGCTACATCAGGGGTAAAACTTGGAAATAACATTATATACGCATCAGATGGAGATGCTGCAATTACTACAGATACATCAAGCAATGTTACTATAGCAGGTGATTTAACTGTTAATGGTGGAGATGCAACAATAACAGCAGGACAAGATACAAGTCCAACTTTAACATTAAAAGCTGATGCAGGTGATGATGCTGGAGATGAATGGCAGATAGAAGTTAATCATTCGACACAAGATTTTACTATCGGTTGCGATATAGCATCTGCTGGCACTTTTGTAGACCATTTAAAAATAGACCCAAATGCAACCATATTAGATTCATCTATAACTTGTGGTGGACAACTTATTGTACAAAATCATATTACAGTTGGAAACCATTTAAATAAGAGAGGGATAGTATATCTAAAAAATGGTACAGGAACTGATACTCCTGGTTATATATTATTTGAACAGCCAGATGGAGGGTATAGTTACCTTTGGGCTGATAATGATGGAGTAATAAGAACTAGTAGCAGTGAACCTTCAGATTCTGGAGGCACTGTCGTTGGAAGTCAAAGTTAATAAAATAGGGGAATAAAATGAGTGATTTAAATGAAAAGATTTTAAATCTTAAGAAGCAACAAGAACAAGCAAAAGAATTGTTTGTTAAATGCCAAGGTGCGATTGAAATACTTGAGGCAATGCTTGAAGAAAATAAAGAAGAGAAAAAAGACAATAAAAAATAGTTTTTTGAAATAAGGGGTAATATGGCTAAGAGAAGCAAAGGTGTAATCGAAAGAGCAATAGTAACACCAGATAAGCACTTTCCTATACACGATGAAAAAGCAATAAGCGTAGTATGCCAAGCAATAGAAATTGTAAAACCTGATACATATATAGACTTAGGTGATACAGGAGAATGGGAACATTTTAGCTCTCACTATTGGAAAGGAAGAAGCGCAAAGCCAATGGAAGATTTGATTCCATTGTTAGATAAAGATGTTTCTGATGTAAATGCAGGAATGGATATTATAGACAAATCATTAGATAAGGTTAACTGTAAGGAAAGGCACTTTGTTCAAGGCAATCACGAAGTATGGCTTGATAAATTCGTAGTCAGATACCCATATTTAAAGGAATATACAACTTACAATGCATTAAAGTTGAAGGAAAGAGGATACAAATATCATCCTTATAACAGAAAGAAGTTGTTAAAAAAAGGAAAGCTTAACTTTACACATGGTAAGTATGTTCCTAAATATCATGCTTTTAAACACTTAGATATGTATGGTGAAAGTATAATGTACGGACACACACATGACTTGCAAAGATTCACTAAGACTACTGCAGGTGGAACTATAAGTGCTTGGAGTCTAGGATGTTTAAAAGATATAGAAGCAGATGAAGATTGGTTGAGTGGAAGATTAACTAACTGGAATCATGCTTTTGCAATTATCGATTGGTTTAAAGGCGGTAATTACAAAGTAGAAGTTGTAGAAATAATTAAAGGACAAACCTCATTATGGGGTCAATTGATAGAAGGTAAATAAGGAGAAAGATGGCAAACTTAACAGTAACACATACAGAAGATATAACATTAAATGGGCAGCAATTTGGAACGACAAATATATTTTCTATTACAGGTATTAATAATATACTTAAAAGAATAATAACAGTTGCAGCAAACAATGATACTACAATTGCATCTTTTCATTCTGACCAACATGATGATGATGCAACTTTAGATGTTGAAGATGTAAGATATGTAAGAATAACTAATCTTGATTCAACTAATTCAATTAATTTAAACTTTCAGTTAGATGCAGGAGAAGATGATAGTGCTGCAGATGAATCAGCTAGTTTCCAATTATTAGCTGGGCAAAGTTTTATGATGGGTAATGCTGATGATTGTATGTCTGTTGACGATGATGCAGCTACTCCAGACTTAACAATGCACCCATTAGAAAGTGTTATAGTAGATTCTGGTACAAATGCAGTTCAAGTAGAATTAATAATAGCTACTGTATAAATGAATATAGGTGATTATCTATTAAAGAGTAATAAGATTACTCAAAAACAAAGAGAAAAAGCTGAACTTGAACATGAAGTATCTGGAAACAAGTTTGGTAAATGCTGTTTAGATTTAGGTTTTATTACTAGAACTGAACTTAATCAAGCTATAAAGGCTGTTCAGA